TAAACAAGATGTGGTATTCCGCATAATGACATTTGAGCATGTACCGTTAGCACCTGGTCGTAAAAAGACTCTGAAGAATACCGCGGACAGCCACGAAAAGGTAAACTTTCCTCCGTTCCAGCATTGGAAGTTTGACGAAAACGATAATTTGATCTGCGTAGGCAAGAGCCACTGGAAAGGTGGGGTCAAAACTGGTAAATTCAACAAAGAGCACGGCAGGATGACTGACAATCTAGCCCGCATGTTCCTTAAACTCTGCGAGAGATATGCGACTCGAGGTAATGTCCGTGGATACACCTACAACGACGAGATGCGTGGACAGGCTATCCTACAGTTAACACAGATTGGATTACAGTTTGACGAGAGTAAATCTGACAATCCTTTCGCTTATTATACTGCTGCTGTGACTAATTCCTTCGTGCGTATCATCAATATCGAAAAACGCAATCAGAATATCAGGGACGACATATTAGAGATGAACGGTATGAACCCTTCCTGGACTAGGCAGAACAGCGGTGGAGGGAATTATATAGGTAATAGTGGTGCTACTTCCGGAGAAGGATCAGGCTTTGATGATTGATCATGTAGAACAAATTGTAGTAAAATTAAAAGTCTCCGGATAGATTGCAGATAGGAAAAAACTCTATGGCATTATTTAAAAAATTAGCAGCATTTACCGACATACACTTCGGATTGAAATCGGGTAGTAGGACACACAATCAAGATTGTGAAGACTTTGTAAAATGGTTCTGTGAAACTGCTAGGACAGAAGGTTGTGAAACTGCTATATTCCTAGGCGACTGGCATCATAATAGAAGTGCTACAGATGTTTCTACCATGAACTACACGCTTTCGAATCTCGAAAGGCTTAGTAAAAACTTCGAAAAGGTTTATTTTATCTTAGGCAACCACGATCTATTCTATAAAGACAAACGCGAAATTAATTCTGTAGAATTTATGAGATTGTTTCCTAACGTCATTCCGATTCGAGAACCTTTTACTGGAGGTGATGTCACTATTCTACCTTGGCTAGTAGGTGATGAATGGAAGGATGTTCCTCAAATCAAAAGTCGATACATATTCGGACACCTAGAATTGCCATCATTTTACATGAACGCCATGGTACAGATGCCGGATCACGGACAATTGCAGCGCAGTCATTTTAAAAATCAAGAATACGTGTTCACTGGACACTTCCATAAACGCCAGCATAGCGGAAATATCATTTACATGGGCAATGCTTTCCCCCATAACTATGCAGATGCTGGCGACGATGATCGCGGCATGATGATCCTAGAGTGGGGTGGCACACCAGAATATCGCACATGGCCCGATCAACCGGTCTACAGATTGTACAGGTTAAGTCAAATCATGGATGACAGTGACAATCTCATGAGACCAAAGATGCACTGTCGTGTCACTATCGATCTTCCTATCACATTCGAAGAGGCTAATTTTATCAAAGAACAGTTTATTCCGCAATATAGTCTCAGAGAACTGATGCTGATACCTGAAAAAGTAGAAATAGAAAGCAGTTCAACTCCCATCGATATCGCTTTCGAATCAGTAGATACTATCGTCATGAATCAACTGAACGCCATCGATAGTGATGCATACGACAAAGCCTTGTTGCTAGACATATACAAAGATCTATGACTATTAAAATAAAAAATCTCACAGTACGTAATTTCATGAGCGTGGGCAATCAAACCCAGGCTATCGACTTTGATCGTGGACAGCTAACTTTAGTCCTAGGTGAAAATCTAGATCTAGGAGGTGATGATTCCGGTGCTCGAAACGGTACGGGCAAGACAACAATCATAAATGGACTAAGTTATGCTATCTACGGCCAAGCCTTGACTAATATCAAACGCGACAATCTAGTTAACAAGATCAACGGTAAAGGCATGTTGGTCACTGTAACTTTTGAAAAAGACGGTGCTGAATACCACATCGAAAGAGGTCGTAAACCTAACTTATTGAGATTTTCAATCAATGGTCAAGAACAGGATCTAAAAGATTTAGATGAAAGTCAAGGCGACAGTCGAGAAACACAAAAGGCCATAGAAGAAATATTTGGAATGAGTCCTGATATGTTCAAGCATCTCGTAGCTCTAAACACTTATACAGAACCATTTTTAAGCATGAAGGCTGCAGATCAACGTGCTATTATCGAAGAATTATTAGGCATCACACTGTTAAGCGAAAAAGCAGATCACCTCAAAGAGCAGATTAAATTTAGCAAAGATGCTATCGCTACAGAAAACACCAAAATAGAAACTATCAAAATTTCCAACGATAAAATACAGCAGAGCATCCAAGCATTAGAGAGAAAACAAAAAATATGGAGCGAAAATAATGCTGCAGCGATCGGAGATCTCGAAACTAGCATACGTCATCTAGAAAAGATCGATATCGAAGCAGAGATATCTGCCCACAAATGTTGGGACGACTACAACAAACGCAAGAATCGCAAGCAAGAAGCAGAACGATGGCTCGCCAGCATCATTGCGGACAACCAGAAACAAGAAAAACTTATAGAAAAACTTAAAAAAGAAATAGAAAGCCTCGAGGCTCATAAATGTTATGCCTGCGGTCAAGATGTGCATGATAACAAACAAGCAGAAATACTCAAGCAAAAAACAGATCAAATCAAAGAAGCGGCTCTGCAGATATTAGCCAACCAGACACAGGAACAAGAACATCAGGACACGCTGAAAGAAATCGGTGAGATAGAGAATTGTCCGGTAACACAATACGACACTATCGAGCAGGCCTACAATCATCGCAGCACTGTGGAAGGATTACAGAAGGAGTTGACTGCCAAACAGGTCGAAACTAATCCTTATACCGATCAGATCGAAGAATTATCTAAAACGGCTTTGCAAGAAATCGACTGGGAAATGATCAATGAATTGACTAGAATCAAAGATCATCAAGAATTTTTATACAAATTGCTAACAAGCAAGGATAGTTTCGTACGTAAGCGTATTATCGATCAGAATCTAGCATTTTTAAACCAACGACTAACATATTATCTCGATAAAATCGGCTTGCCGCACATCGTAGAATTTCAAAATGATCTGTCGGTGCTTATCACACAATTAGGCCAGGATCTAGATTTTGACAATTTATCTAGAGGTGAACGCAATAGATTGATACTTTCCATGTCATGGGCTTTCCGTGATGTATGGGAAAATCTCTATCACAGCATCAATCTACTTTTTATTGACGAACTAGTAGATTCGGGTATGGATGCCAGCGGGGTAGAATCTAGTATCGCTGTACTAAAAAAGATGACCCGCGAACGCGATAAGAATGTTTTCTTGATTTCTCATAGAGATGATCTAACCAGCCGTGTTAACCATGTCTTAAAGGTGATCAAAGAAAACGGTTTCACTTCGTACAGCACAGATATTGATATCATAGAATAATGTCTACAGACTCACACGATCAAATGATACAGGCGTTCCAAGAATATTTTAAATGGCAGGAGCGTTTTGAGTACAGAGGCAGCGACGAAGCAGGCATCAAGGCAAGATTTTGGTTGGCAGAAATACGCAGACAGGCGATGTTGAGGCGTAAAGAAATACAGGCAAAAAGAGAACAAAGAAAAACATCCAGAAAAGGCACGAGAGGCAAACCACTGAATATAACTAAATGAGTGCTGTGGACGTATCAAAACGAGTTCGTAGAAGAAATACCCGAAGGCTACATTGGCTTCGTGTATCTTATCACGAATCTACAGACCGGACAGAAATACATAGGCAAGAAACTAGCACAGTTTAAAAAAACTCGACCACCACTCAAAGGCAAACGACTTAAAAGAAGATCTACAGTTGAAAGCGATTGGCGCGATTATTGGGGTTCTTCCGATAGGCTCAACGCAGATGTCCAAGCACTAGGTCCGGAAAACTTCACTAGAGAAATACTTTATCTTTGCAAATCCAAGGCAGAAATGTCATATCTAGAGGCAAGAGAGCAGTTTGAACGCAGGGTTTTAGAGTCTGATGACTATTATAATGGCATTATAAACGTCAGAGTTGGCGGCTCAAACACGCTTAGGCAGCGTCTACAAGAACAATCTAAGGCAAAATAACGCGGTATTTTGGCTAGCGCAGGCTAATTTCTTGCGCCCATGATAAGGGGAACATGATTCGCCCGGACGGAAATCCTTGCCGCAGAGGTACTCAACCACTATCCTTGACAGGACGTTAATGGCAAAGACCTTGCTGTATGGTTGTTTGGAGAGCGAAATAGGCAAAATGAGGGGAGAAAAACCCCACGTCTACAGGTATGATAGCAGATATTTGTAGGCCGCCGTTGTGATAAGACGGAGCTCGAGGTACCGGACAACCGCCTCTGTAATGCTCTACTGCTGTGTGACCGTATGCGACTCGGATAATGCTTCTTAGCCCTAGGTTGGGCTAAGTGTGACTGAACGATCTGGATAATACTAACTTTGCGCTTCGCGCAAAAAAATTATTACGTCTAATATCGAAATAATTAAAAGAAAAGAAAGTGCGTTGAGCGCGAGCGAAAACGCAAACGAGCGTATGCTCGTTTTTACAATAAATAAACTATATTCTTTGGATTCGTCACATGAGATTAATGCATCTAGAGCCTCAACTAAAACGAAATTATCTATACGAAGGTCTAGGTGATTCTGACAGAACTTCGGCGATGTTATGGGAAACCGCAGGTCACGAACTGCGAGAAGCAGCACTGACCGCTGATCAAATACAGAATCTGTTCAAAGAGATCGAAGCCGGAGCCACTGCCGCTGGCGACAATAGAACTATGCTAGGCAAAGGCAAAGACGCTGTGTCGGCGGTCAACAAGGCCTGGGAAGATCTCAAAACAAAGATGCAGGATTCGGGTCCTGTCAAAGGGTTCGATCAGAAAGTCAGCGATGCGCTCAGCAAGATAGGCATGGGAGCCGCTGAACCAGAATTCAATGGGCAGGTCAATAAATGGGTACAAAAATATCGTGACTTTGCCAAAAAACACCCTATCGCGCAGGGCGCTATCTATGCTACATTGATCGCACTGGCAGGTATCACGGGTGCTGGCATAGGTGGTGCTGCGGCGCTGGGTCTGCTCAAGATGGCGGATCAACTCTTGCAAGGTAAACGCTTTTCGTCAGCGGCCTATTCAGGTGTCAAGGCAGGCGCCCTGGCATTTGCTGCTTCTAAGTTAGGAGATCTGATTAAAGG